ACTGGGACTACGGCTTATTTGATAAAGTACCCGTTTACCCCAAGGATGGTGTTCCTGCTCACCACTGAACTTGGTCCCGGGGGTGCGTTAACACCAGTGCGCATTGACAACATAAGAAAGAGATTACAATTTGGAAACCCCCCTCCCACCCCAATTAACCGGATGCCGATGAGCCTGGTCCCATCGGCACTTCCTCCCAATTCACTCTCTCCTTAAACTCCCGCCCCTCATTGCTGTCGATGTCTGCGAACAGTGTCCAGTACATCTTGCGGCCGTACGTCATCCTATCCCCTGCGTATCCTGCCGCGGCCACCAACCCCAGGAGCTTGACAGTGCGCTCGATCTCGGAGGCGTCGCTTGGGTTCTGTGCCGCGGCGTTGCAGAGAACCCAGACAAGATAATGTTCCAGGTCTCCGACTCGCCTGAGGCCCTCCCCCCCAGTGTAGCTCTCCTCATCCTGCGTAAAGCGAAAGCGCGCTGAAAGTGCGGGTACACTCTCGTGTGTGCGCGCTATCCATGACGCGCGCATACCCGTGTATGGTGACCATAGCCCCCACTCAGTCCAAAGATAGTGCTCCTCCAACGAACTCGAGATAAAGCCCTCTCGATCCGTTGGTATCACGGGCTCTTGCTCCGAAGAGAGTGGGCTCACAGCCAACATCTGGATGTCCTCCGTATCTCCTACTCCCGCCGACGACTGAGCGCCCAGATCGGGGGGCTCCGATGGCACAGGTGGGGGCTCAGACACCTGTGTCTTGCCAACCCCCTAGTTGGAAGTGTCCATCGCGCCTGCCGGCCGTGGGGGGGGTCCCATTCCCCTCCTTGGCGGGCTGCTTCCCCTTTTCTCGACTCTCTGCCGTTGCCTTAGCAGCCTCAATCACGGAGCGAGGTCGAATCCCCTGAGCTAGGTCTCGGCGTGCGCGCCTAGAGGGCTCAGGGGCCTGCCCGAAATCGACCTCCACACCGATCTTGCGCTTGCCGAGCAGGCCGCGACGATCGTTCTCCGGAGACCTCTTCTTCTTGTACTCCGGATTCTTGGCTTTGATCGCATGCTCGCGGGCCTGCAACACATCCTTGGAGCGGTTGATGTTAGCCAACAACTTATGCACCTCCTCCTGAATGGCGTTGATGGTGGCATAGGTTGTCCCCGTAGCACGCCCGATGGTCTGGACCTCCGCAACCTCATTATCCGTGAGCTTGTCCTGGCCACTTAGGAAGTCGGTTTGGGCCCCGATGACCTTCGTGACGGCAACCAACAGCGGAATGATAGTTGCGTAGGTATCCTGGTACCACATGACGTGCTGGGGCTGGGCCTTGTCAGTCTTGTAAAGCATGTTCAACGCCTGAGCCCGGCGTTGAGCACGCCTCATGCCCTCCCCACTAGACGGCGCCTTCTTCATGTCCTTATCCCAGTCGATAGGGGGAAGAACACCTCCTGCCGCCCAGTGATCGAACATCTCCCGCTCCAAGTCTGTCATCCTCAACTTGCCAACCTCCTCAGCATCACGGGACCCCTGAGGGGTGCCCAACATCCCCGTGAAGCGAGCGACGCTCGCACCGCGTTCCACCACCTCAGCCAACGCTCGCATCTTGTTGGACAAGGTTTGCAGCGAGTCCGTTGGTTCAGGCATGGGGAGGACCTCGGCCGGGAGTGAGGGCCCCTCAGAGAAATCCACATTAGCAGTGGCTCCCCCATACTTCTCCAGAAAGGAAACCGGTGCTTTCATTCCGCTCATGTTGTCGATGTTGGGATGCAAGTCGTGTGCTGTGTGCCTTGCAATTGGTGTCGAATTTATGTTTGATGTCGCTGTGGGTCGTGGCTCGGGGTTCGTATGCGATAACGCGGTGGGACTCGGCTCTGCGTTCCGGTGGCTTAAATACTTAGT